CGAGCTTCGGTGTTGATAATAGCATCCGTTTCACGAAGAGGGATACCACGATATGTGAGGACTTCTTAGCCCTCAATTTCTTTCGTGCTCAAGCGAACGAAGTTATCCGTTGCACCTGCATTAGTTGACAATGCATCCAAAGCTTCCATAACGTCACGGTTGCAATAGATAGCTTGACGACCGACAGCCGCATCACCACGACGCATACGAGACTGAAGCTTATAGTAAGCTTTACGCATGAAGTCGTACAACGCAACAGAACCGGCTTGCATGTTAGAAACGTCGATGTTAGCAATGCGAGCATTGTAACGCCAGTCTTTAACAGCCGTACCAATGTGCCATGTGAATTTTTCTTCTTCAACATAGTACGCATTACCAGAACCATCCAATACACGTTGGCGGCCCATGTCTTCGCGTTTCAATCCAGCTTGTGTGCCTTCAGGATATAGAAGATGGGTAAAACGATCACCCCATGTAACGAACCAAATGGATGTGTTGTCCGAACCAACACCGCCTGCGTCAATGATCTGGTTACCGGCACCGCCACCACCAAGAGCATTATAACGAGCAGCTAAGCCTTTGAACTTTTCAGGAGTTGTCAAAGTGTCATGATAGAAAAGACCGGTGGCCATTTCTTGGTTCATGCTTTCGATGTAACTCATTGCTTCGTTCAAACGAACAGCACCTTTGTTCTTAGCAAGATCAAGAACACGAGTATCAATCGTGGACAGACCTTCCAAGAAGCCGGTTGTATCTTCAACCTGTTGGGTTGTAGATTTGCTTTGTGCGATGCCTTTATACAAAGCACCCCATGTTACAGATGGCAAACCTGTGCGAGTAGTATGCACATGAGAACCGCCTTTATTACATTCCATTGCAACAGCATCATCCAAGATTGGGTTCATCTGTTTCAACAATTCAATGATAGTCGCAATAGAACCATCTGGATCTTTTTGTTTTGCGATATCGATCAAGTCCACATACGTGGCGCCTAGAGTAGCCATTATTTATCTCCTATGACTCTTTTTGAGGGTAGAGGATTTCATCAGCAGATTTCTTTGGAGAACTCTCCCGTCCGCCTGTTGACAACTGATCCTCAGTTAAGGTTTTCCCAACGCGATATAAGAAACGCACCAGGCCTGGGTTTGAACCATATTGTGGGTTCGTGCTCAAGACATTGACAAGTTCAGGATCCCCATAGTGCTGGGCAGCCTTCATTGCCGTCCTCATAGCTTCAGGTTGATTTTTGCCTCCGATATCTTTGTCAGCACTAATCTCTCCTCGCCATTCGGAATAGATAGTTTCCCATTGTTCAGTTTGAGTTTTTACAGACTCACCATTCAATTTAGTTTGAAGATCAATTAATTTCTGGGCGTCTTCTTGTGAAAGACCTTTACCGTCATTCAGAGAAGAAGCAAGTTCTTTGAATTCGCCCATGTTGTCTTCGTTGATCTCCATACCTTCAGGCATAGTGAAATCTTCATACTCAACCGCTTTACCATCGCCGTTTTCGTCCTTGTCGCCTTCTTCGCCGTTATCGGCTTCATCGGAGTCCTTGGAGCTTTCGTCTTTGTTAGCGGTATCACCATCAGAAGACTTCGTTTGGGAGTATCATTCTTCTGATTGCTGATTGTTACCTTCGCCCATAATTGTCGAAGGGTTTTACTGTTGCTTCCGAAGTTTCTTCAGTGGAGACTTCGGCTGTTTCGGTGTTTTCTTCAGCCATTGTTTTCACTTTCTTTGTTAATAGTTTCTCTCATCATGTCAAGATAACCCACAGGGGCAACTCGCATAATTTCTGAATACAGCCAAATTCCTATAGCTCTTCGACCTAACCGTTCGAAGGTACTGGAATTTCCTGTAAAAATATCACTAGCCATCATTTTTGTCTCATTCATAATACGCTGAACAAACCTGCGGCCTTGTTCTGTAGACATAATAAACTTAAGATCATCGTCAATTTCATTTTGAAGATTGTCAATTTTCTTATTACGCTTTTTAACCTGTGTTTCGTCATTGGCATTATAAGTCATTGATTAGTTCCTGCCAATTGTTTGGCTGCATTTGCAACAGGGTTATCGCTTGACATATCAATCTGAGAAGCTTTGTGGGCTACATCAACAGCATTAGCCGATTGTTCCTGTTGTTGCTGCTGTTGTTGTTGCTGTGCTCTTTGTTCACGAATACCTTTAACTTCTTCCGTTGACAACACAATAGATTGTGGGACACTTAAATCATTAGACATCGTATCCATAAGTCCATCAGCATCAAGTTTGTCTAAAGCTTCTGGTTTGAGTTGTGCAAGATTTGCAGCAAACCCTAAGAAATGTTCAATAGATCCTGATGCAGCTGATTTTTGTGCATTTGCCAATATCGAAATGTATTCAACTTTTAACTCACTGCCTGTCAACTCTTTAGGCGGAGGCGGGATAATCATGCCACCTTTACCTGCCCAACCTGGTTCAGAAAGACGCACGATCATATTAAATGTACGATCAATCAATGGATCTAACAGTTCATCATGTAATGACTCTAGAACAGGACCAAGCATCAATAGTTTTTCTTCATGACGTTCGGCAATCTCAGTAGCTGTTGCTCGCTGGTTGCGAATATCATTTTGGATCATCAAAAACATATCAACAAAGAAAGCACGATTGATACGCTGCTCCGTCAACGATATATCCTGTGTTAACTCATTGACACGAGGATCCACTTGATACACAGGTCTAAATGCACCTGAAGGATCGTCTCCAAAATTATTGGCACCAGGTAACACAGATAAAGGCTTACCTTTAAACGTACTTGGAGCTAATGTTGGAGGTGCAACCATTTTAGCAATGGCTTTACCTTTTTCTTTCTCCTGAACTTGAAGGGCTCTCGCGTCTCCCAGTGCTTCCATACCAGGACTTTCGCCATAAGTGTCACCCGCTCTTGCTTGCCAGCGAGGTGAATGCACAGGGAATTCTTCATATCCTTTGACACGTAAAAACTTATTACCAATATCCGTAGCACCTGGTTCCCAATAAATAGAACGAAACTTAAATTTATCAGGTAACTTAAGATCATTAAAATCTTTAACATCTACAGGTTCAATCAAATGACTTACGTCAACCCATGTTCCATAAGAACCTCGTTCATAAAGATCCTTGACAGAATTAGAAACTTTATCTAAACCGAATTGATTTACAACCTGGTATACTGTCAATTGATATTCACGGGCAAACGTATCAACTTTAAGCTCACCGTTTAAACCGATCATGTATTCGCCAACAGTAAATGTTGTGAAACGCGTTACATTTTCAAAATCTTCATCTTGAAAAATACATGCAGTACCTACAACACCCAATTCACTGTAAAGGGTTGGCAAAGCTTTATACAGATTAGATGATGCAAATATTTGATACATCTTCTTTTCTACAGTTTCAAGCCATTCACTAACAACACCGACCGCTGGGACGTTTGGATCTCCTGGGACCAGTTTAAACCAAGGTCTTGCGGGAGATGTGACACCTGTCATCAAACCTGATGCGAGAGTGCGGCGAGCAAACAACGGAGTGTTATTAATAAGATTGTTCTTACGCGCGCCCCTGTTACGATCAGTTCTTACAAACTTACCACGGCGAGGCATGAAGCTCTCAACCAGTTGTAAATAATGGCTGTTCCAAGAACTAAGCTCAGCACTCAACTCAGAAATTCTGCGGTTGACATGCTCACGAGCTGTGTATTGATTGTTTTGTTTAGCCATTATACTTCCTTATTGCCCTCGGCCACCATGCGGAAGCCAAGCAATCCCGATAGATCATCGTTGATAATCACGCACATATTGTTTCGTGTTGTGTCACCATTGAGCACAAGCTCTTGAGGGAACTCAAGCTCAAGGGAGACAGCCGTATTGACTCCGTCATCATGCGTATCAATTAAATGAACATCATCGACCATCATGTCGAACAGGTCTTTCCAGTTATATGAATAGGTGACTACACCATCTTGCTGTATCTGGACGACAACACCTGTCCCCAACTTCGCAAGCCCCATGAACTTATCGTAAGACAGCCCGCCGGTGACATTGTCAGCAAGGATTAAACGTATCTCACTAACATGAAACACTGTCTCTAAATCAGGCTTCATCGTGTACTCAAGCGGAGTGCCTGTTTCTTCAAACTGCAATGCGTCCAAATAAACAT